TACACCTACTGCCAAATCGGGCGAATCATCAAGAGGAACCACGCCACGGTCATGCACAACCTCGAAATCCTTGCGATAAACATGAGAGCAAGGCCCGACATTAAATTCCTTCGTACACAGGTTTTAAACAAAACACGGGATTTTTTGCAACATTAACAAGAACCCCATCCATCTTTGCGTGAGTGAACGCAGAGAGCATCGTCCTTGACCTTTATCGAAGCGGAGAAATCCGCAAGGCTTGCCTCACCATTACCGGAGGCAATCCGCTTTGGAAGGACCTTGAACAAGAGGTCGTCCTGATTCTGCTCGAAAAAGACCCCGACAAAATTACCAAGATGCAGGTCCAAGGCTACCTGCGTTTTTACATCGTTCGGCTCATCATGAACCTGTACCGGGGCAACAACAACCAGTTTGCCAAGAAGTACCGACACCACGACGAGCGAGTAGAGGTAGACCCCGAAACCCAAGAACTGGGCAAGGACTACGACACCTTGCTCGACGACCTTTGGGCTATTGCCCAGCAAGAGATGGACTCTTGGGCCAAGGACGGAGCGTTCCCCTACGACAAAGAACTGCTGAACCTACTCATGCAGACAGGCAACATGAAGGCCATGTCCCGGGAAACGGGCATCCCGTACAGGTCAATAATCTACTCCATCGAACAGGCCAAAGCCAAAATAAAAACCGCAATCGAAGCAAATGGATATACTGGTCTATCCCATCCTGATTAGTGCGCTTGCGACCCTTGCGGTCGTGGAGTTCCGGGTCCTGCCGGGATGGTTCTACGCTTTGCCATTCGCCAAGCGGAAACCGTTTTCGTGCATGACCTGCTTCGGGTTTTGGATGGGAGTCCTCCTGACCCTGCCAACGTGCCAGTGGTACTTGGCTCCTATCCTCGGCCTCGCATCTTCAGCCACCGCAATAATCATCCGGGAATGGACCTTCAAATGACCAACGACCAATTCATCGTGGCCCAAAAGCACAGGAAGTATTGGGACCAATATGTGGCCTCGCTGACGATGCGACTGCCACCCGATGCGGTTGGTGAACTGCAAGCCATCCTCACGGCTCATGGACGACCGCCTACGAATTGGTGGTGTGCGGACTGCGTAAAATCAGCCCTCCAATACATTTACCTACAAGCGGACTTGTTTGCCGAAGCCAACCAAAACACCATAAACCACTCCCTGAATGCCCCTGCCAATTCCGAACAATAACGAGTCAAGAGAAGGCTTCATCGGTCGTTGTATGTCCAACAACTCAACGACCACGGAGTTCCCCGATACGGCTCAACGGCTTGCGGTTTGTGGCTCAACGTGGGAGAATCACAAAAGGCAGCAGTTCGAGTCTTACTCCGATTACGGCCAAGAGATTCGCTCCAATGCCAAGCGAGGGATGGAACTCAACGAACGCAACGGGAACAAGTGCGCTACCCAAACAGGCAAGGTCAGGGCAGCCACTTTGTCCAAGGGCGACCCCATCTCGGTGGAAACCATCAAGCGGATGCACTCCTACCTGTCCCGGGCAGAAACCTACTACGACAACGCAGACGACACCTCGGACTGCGGTTACATCTCCTACCTCCTGTGGGGTGGCAAGTCGGCTCTCTCATGGTCAAGAAATAAACTCCGAGAACTTGGCGAACTCGAAGGCGAAGGATGACGAAGCCCAAGTGCAGGCTCGGCATCATTGAGGACCTTGGGACCTATTTCACAAACAGGGACAAGCGATATGACGACTATGTAGCCATCTGTTCACGCATAAAACGGGTCATCCGTCAAGACCAAATCGAAGGGGGTATGGTCGGTCAGTACAACGCAAGCATCACCCAGCGGCTGAACTCTTTGGTGGATAAGCAGGAGAATCAGGTCTTTATTGAACAATGGACCGAGGATGAATGAAGGTCATAAACACCACCGCCAAGCGGAAGATTGAATCGCTGACCCATCGCAAACGGGTCATCCAAGGAGGGACCTCGGCCTCCAAGACCTTCAGCATCCTTTGCGTTTTAATCAAACAGGCTTGCACGAAGAAGACCGAAATCAGCATCGTCGGGGAAACCGTGCCTCACCTTCGGAGGGGTGCGATTCGGGACTTCATCAAGATAATGATCGCCAAGGGCATTTTCGTTCCGGCAAGGTGGAACAAGACCCTGCTGACCTACCAGTTCGCTAACCGTAGCACAATCGAGTTTTTCTCGGCTGACCAAGAGGCAAGGCTTCGAGGTGCAAGGAGGCAGGTGCTATTCATCAACGAGGCGAACAACATCGACTTCGAGTCCTACTACCAACTCGCCATCCGTACCAGCGAGGCCATCTACATCGACTTCAACCCGACGCATGAGTTCTGGGCGCATACCGAGGTCTTGCGTGAGGACGATTCCGAACTGCTCATCCTGACCTATCAGGACAACGAGGCCCTGCCTGACACGATTAGGAGGGACATCGAACTGAACCGCACCAAAGCCGAAACATCTGCCTACTGGGCGAACTGGTGGAAGGTCTACGGCCTTGGTCAGGTCGGGACGCTCCAAGGTGCGATATACGAGGACTTTGAGGTCGTGGAGGGTATCGATGTCAGCCGTGCGAAATTCGTCGCCCTTGGACTTGACTGGGGCTTTAGCAACGACCCTACGGCCTTGGTCGCTATCTACCGCCAAGGGGACTGCCTGCTGATTCAGGAACTGCTCTACGCTACGGGACTGACCAACCAAGACATCGCAGACAAGTTGCGGTCGCTGGGCATCACAAGGGCTTGGGAGATCGTGGCGGATTCAGCAGAACCCAAGAGCATCGAAGAAATCTACCGACTTGGATTCAACATCAAACCTGCTGAGAAAGGCCCCGATTCGGTCAGGAACGGCATCGACATCCTGAAACGCTTTAAATTGCAGGTTACCAAGGACTCGACCAACCTCATCAAGGAACTGCGCTCCTACACTTGGGCCACGGATAAGGAGGGCAAGAACACGGGGGTCCCGATTGATTCGTTCAACCACGCCTGCGATGCGATGCGGTATGTGGCTCTCAACAAGTTAAGGGTCAGCAACTCGGGGAAGTATGTTGTGGTGTAACTTTGGGGCATGAACACCGAACGCATCATCGACCTTCTAATCGAAATCGGGAAGACGCTTGCAGCCGTTTTCTTTATCCTCACCCTTCTAACCCTCCTTTGGACCTTATGAAAGTCGTTCACTACTACCACATCTATTGCGGAGGGAATTGGCAGTTGATCCTCAACCAACACATGATGGCGGTCTGCAACTACGGCCTTATCGGGGTCTTGGATGAGATAAGGGTCGGCATCGTCGGTCCACCCGAACAACGCAAAGCGGTCAAGGAGGTGCTGGAAGGTTCAATGGTGGCCCCGAAGATTAAAATCGTGGTAACCCGGACCAACGCTTGGGAGCAGGCGACCCTTACCGAAATGTACCGGGCAAGTCAGGAAGAGGAAGCCGTCTACCTGTACGCTCACACGAAGGGGGCAAGCGACCCGTCCCTCATCAACCAACTTTGGAATCGCAGCATGACCTTCTTCAACGTAGTGGCTTGGGAACGGTCCATGCAACTGCTCGAAGGAGTTGATGCGGTGGGATGTCATTGGATAACCAAGGAGCAGTTTCCTCACATGGCAGACGCAAACAACCCCGAAGGCTATCCCTACTTTGGTGGAACCTATTGGTGGGCCAAGTCGTCCCACATCAAGGAACTGGGCGAACCGGTACGGGAACACCGCTGGCAAGCCGAACATTGGATTGGCAAGAAACCCGACACCAAGGTCTTTGATTCCAACCCCGGATGGCCGGGTCCCGAAAAGTTTGTAATCACATTTTAACCATGAAAGACAAAGAACTGATTGCCATCCTCGACGAGTTAGACCTCAATGGTGCTGACTATGACGGAGGAACCGACAAAGCCAACGGCCACAACTACACAAGCACCTATGCCAAGTACTTGGCTGAAATGAGAGCCGACTCCATCAACTTCGTGGAGATAGGGGTTTGGCACGGAGGGTCTATGGCTATGTGGTGCAAGTATCTACCCAAGGCCAAGTTCCTGTTCTACGATATTGCCAACCAAGTCAAGCCAAAGGCTGACAAGCACATTGACTGGACTCGTTCAAGGCTCCACATCGCATCGGCCTACACACCCGAATCCGTGCAAGTCGCAAGGGACTATTTTAAGAACGGCATTGACTTTCTGCTGGACGACGGCCCGCACACCTTAAGCTCTATGTTGCAGGTTGTTAACCTGTATGCTCCATTGATGAACCAAGGCGGTGTCTTAATGATTGAGGACGTGCAGAGCAAGGATTGGTTCGTGAACCTGTCAGCCGTAGCACCAAGCAATTCAATCTTTGAGGCCATAGACCTTAGCGAATCGGGCCGATACGACGACCTCATTGCCGTTTACAAGTTCTAACCATGGGCATCCCCGTAATCATCAACAACCGCAACCTGCTGACGTGGCCCAAGGCGATGGTCAGGGACTTGAGCAAGTGGGAGGGGATTGGGGACATCTACATCGTGGACAACGGTTCAACCTACGAACCTTTGCTGGAGTGGTACGCCACCAACCCTTGCAAGGTCGTAATGCTTGGCGAAAACTTGGGCCATCAAGCCCCATGGACTTCGGGCTTGGTGCAACAACTGGGAGAGCCGTTCTATGCAGTTACAGACCCGGACCTTGACCTGTACAAGACCAGCAAGCGGACGATTCCCATGTGCTTGCAGTGGTTGCAACAATTCCCCCAAGCAGGCAAGGTGGGCCTGTCGCTCCGATGGGATGACGTGCCTCCAAGGTCGTCGTACTACACCCACGTGAACAACTACGAAGCGACTCGTCAGCGTAACTCAAGGGTCATCATGGCAGCAAGGGTTGATGTTCCTATCGACACGACCTTTGCCGTTTACAATCGTCAGGAGTACTTTATCGGTGGGGTTTCATTGCTTGAGTCAGCGAGGCACATTCCTTGGTACTATTCGGAGAAAGAACGCAAGGCTGATAAGGAGTTTAGTCAGTACCTTGCATCGGCATCGTCGGCATCGTCCTACAAAACCTTCTTGAAACTATGAAACTCCAAGACCTCACCATCGACCAGTTCCAGCGCATCGGAGCCATTGAGTTCTCAAGCGTCCTTGGGGACTACGACAAGCGTGCAGGGGTCGTTGCAATCGTTGAGGGGGTGGATATATCACTCGTCCGAGAGATGTCCGCCAAGAGCGTCCTAAAGCGTTACAAGGCCATCATAAGCGAGTGGAACGCATTGCCTGCGTTGGG